TTACGACCCATACCCGCTGTTAATAAGCCCTCGACAAGACCCGGAGCTTCAGCTTGTGCAGTTCTGCCTAACAACCCTTGCATTTTAGCCGCATTGTAAAATTCCCTTAATTCTTCACGATTTTGCGGAATTATCTCTTTGTACCTATCTGATTGCGCTATCTCTTGTTCTAATGGCACAACTTTTTTTACTTTGGCCTTGGACGCATCCTCTATAAAAAATTCGTTACCTTGACCGCGATTTACTTGTTCATATTGGTTTCGCGGAACATCCGACATATCTATTTCTGCAACGTATTTTCTGCTGTCTCCGTATCCCGCTGCCCAGTAAGGCAAATCGCTTGTAACCATTAACGACCCTTTTTTCGGTTTGCTAGTGCTATAAGACATTGTGTCAGATGCACCTTTTTCTGGGTCAATTCTAAAATTTGGATCTTCCGTAATATGATAATATTTGCCATGCTTAATTTGTTGCGTATAGTCTTTTTCAAACGCTTCAAAAGATGGGGCTTTTCTCGCATCAGCATATAATCCGCTAAACACATCTTCAGGTGTTTTTATATTTTCAATGGTTTTTTGTATTAATTTATTTACACCTATCAATCCCGGAACAGCCAACGTGCTAGGTGTTTTTGCTATTGCGCCTACTGGTGCTAAACCCAATGTTTCTGGCAATGCAGGGTTCATCCATTGCCTTCCTGCTCTGCTATCAAACACCGCATAGGGATTGCCTTCTACCATTTGCGCTGCCATTTCCTCGGAAGGCTGTAGCATAAAATCTTCTATCGCTTGGCCTATCGGATTGGCCTCTGGGAATACCTTTCGTAAACCACTGAGATAATCCGTTAATACTTCTCCTGCACGCATGGTCATGGTCGGAGGCAATGCACTCATCGTACCGGGATTCATCATCGTCCCTATTTGCCCTGCTCGAATAGCGTTGTTCCTGTTCCTTCTAGCTCTACGATTAGCCAGTAGTTCAAGGTTCAGCATGTTATTCGCCATTATTTAACAAACCTAATATTCTTTTTGCCTCATCCGCTGTATAAGCTGCACCCAAGTTTTGTTTTAACATTGGTTGTAAAAAAGGATTATTATTCGCCATCTATCATATTCTCCAGGGCATCATCTACTGCGTCCCACGATATTTTCAATTCACCGCCATGTTCTAGGGCAGTCGTCTCTTTCCAGCCCATTCTTGATTTAGTCCACCAGATAGCCGCTGTAGTATTTTCTTTCTCTACAGCTTGTTTAAACAGGCTTTCCGCTACTGCTGCATTGGCCTTAATATGCCCGGTATCTAATTCGTTTCTAAAGTATTTATAGCAAGTCTGCCTTGATATTGGCTCTCCAGTACGCTTGTTAATAATGACCTTACAAACGTCCTCTACTTTCATTCCGTAACCAATCATCGATTCAACCGTTCTTCGGTCTTGTTCTGTTGGCTCGAAGTTATTGTTCGGCATACTCTGCCCCTTTTATAGCGTCTATTTTTATTATCTAACTTTTTGATTAGATTAATGTATTTCTCTTGCTTCTGGATTTATTTGTCCCAGTAGCTAACATAATTCTGGTCTTTTAATTCTTCCATTAACTGTTTTGATTCTTCTACGTTCTCATCCCAATACTTTTTGTCTAGGTCTGAGAATTTTATTTTCTCGGCATCTTTTCCCGCCAACAATTTTTCCATTGTTTTAATAACATCTGTGATTTCCCAACCAAAAACTTCTAGGTCGTTGAATCCACCATTGCAGCTTTCATCCAAAGTCTCTTGCAAACGCCATATTATTTCAGCGTTTTCTGCGCTTACAAGTCGCCTCATTAACAAAGTGTTTTCATGTTGTAACTTCTCTACTGTTCGATCCAATTCGCCTATAATTTCACCCATGACTCTTCCTAAATATCAAATGTTTCCCAATACACCAAAATGCCTATTAGATACCCACAGACCAAGGTCAATAAGACCATGAGCATAACTAGTAGGTTAATAGAACGGCAAAAGTTATTGATTGCTCTTAGCTTTGCCTTCTTGTTAGCTTTTGAAACGGTCAATGACCCCAAACTTGTCTAATGCTGCATAAAGAATAATGCCGATAAAGATGATTGCGATTAAATCCATTATTTCTTTTTCCGCTTTTTGGCAGTTTTTTTAGCACTGTCCTTAAATGCTTTCGCAGTAGGCGCTCCTTTCGATCCGGGTTTACGCATTTTTTCTTTGGAACCAGCTTTGATGCGTTTTCTTTTTGCGTGGATATTTCTATAAAGACTCATCTATCTCTACCTTTGTCAGCGATTTTAATAATCTTCTGACTTCCATTTCATTGCGCCTAAAATATTCATTAGGCCGAAGCTCTAGCTCAATCTCTACTACTTCTTGCTCGCCTGCCAGAATATCTTTAACCCCACAGATAAAATCGTATTCAGGCCATTCTTTGTACGCCGCTTTTTGAGATTCCAATACTCCTTTTGGGTAGTCGAAACTCTTTTCCATAATTTCAACTAAACGTTGGTACTCTGAGTTATTTCTTTTTACCTTTGTAACCACTTGCATACGCTGCTTTGGCCTGTCGCTCAGCTTGCTTCCTAGTCTTATATACCTTGCCTTTTGAACCCCATCGATAACCGCCTTTAACCTTTTTTACTGGCATTACTTAATCCTTTGGATAGAACACTCGCCGTCAACGTAAAAAGTAAACTCTTTAGATTGATGCTGTTTAATTGCAAATTCGATTGCTAGGTATTCATTCATGTCTTTAAAAGTAAACGATTCGCCAACCTCTAAATTGTTTACTGCTTCTACAATTTTTTCTTGTTTTTTCAAACCTTCACATCGACTTGGTGGTTACTCGGTCGGTCTATTTTCTGGGGTTTCTCCGGTGGCGGCTTTTGCTCCACTAGCGGCTTCTCTGGCCTCGGCGTTAAAGATTGTGTTTTCTCGATCAAGAAGCCACCCCTTGCGTTCTAACGCTTGTTTACGCTTTAAAACAGCTTGTTTTTGGATAGGATTGCTGCGTTTATGCGCCGTCATTTCGACACTTTCGGTTGCTGTCATAAACAACCGCATGGCATGGTCTAAACCTACCATTTCTTACAACTCCAGTATCGGGCTGATAGTTTGGAAGGTGGACTGGTATCGCATTTGTGCCTTGCCCGGAACGATTTACGCCGTTTGGGTTGGTCTTTCTTAATCGTCATGTTCGGGTCGCCAAAACGTATTAGTTTCACTTGGTCGCCTTGTTTGGCTAATACTGCAAACTTTTTAGACTTGTTAGGCGTTCTTTTAGGCTTGTTATAGCCTCCAAATCGCTCGCCCCTATAGGTAACACTCATTGTTTGAGGTTATCCCTTGCTACACCCTTCGATTTCTCGAAGCTGCGTAAACCGCCTAATCCCAGTAAGGAAAGAGTTAATGTCATTAATTCGCCTGTGTTCAAGTCTGGTAATTTGACTTCGGGATACCATATTGCGGTCGCCCATTCTGCTAACGGCATGATAAAAAACGACATTAAAAGCCCTAATGCACAAATCCACATAATGGCGGGTCTAGCCCCTGAAACGAAAAGACTCGGATTCTTAGCTTGTTCTTTATTTACATCAATTTGGGCTAGGTTTGCATCGTGAAGCTCTCGTTTTAACTCATGTTCGAGCTTCATTTTGAGGTCTTTATCCTCAACAAACTTATCAAGGATCTTGCCTGCTACCCCTATTACTGAGTTAGCTATCATCTGCATTCCTCACCATTTCGGATAATTCGATTGCTCTGCTCCCCACTTGTTCTGCCCATTTGCTATCCAGCATTTCTTCCGCCGCGTGCTTGTATTCTTTGGTTTGTAAGAAAGTCTGGAATTTTCTGAACTGCATCAAGGTCGGTGCGCCCAAATTAAACAGCATATTCAGTAACACTTGTTGCACTGCACTAGGCTGTTCCTTCCACCAGGGCATCACCCGGTCCAGTTCTGCCTCACAATTTTTAATATCGGCATCGAGCAGCATCATGGCTTCTTCTTCAGTGATGCCGTTATCCTCTAAATTTCGGCCAATCCCTATTGTAAGCTTGCCTGCCGAGCATCGGTAGGGCATTAATTTTAAGCCCTCATGCCGGATAAGTTGTGTTTTTAAATCTTCGTATAAATCCATCACGCATAAAAAAACCCGTTTTGTACGGGTTTTAGAGTCATTTTTGCCAGATTACATAAACCGTATCACTTTTTTGTGCAAAAAACAATACAAAAAAGGGGGGGTAAAATAAAAAGGCCAGCCAGCTTTTACCCTGACCAGCCCCCACAAGGATTCTATTTGTGTGTTGTGGGGCGGTTTCCCGCCCCGTTATTTTATATTTTGATTTTACCTGCTTGTCGAATTTTTTTGTTTGTGTTCTTTTTATTTTTTTTAGTTTCTTTTCGACTAAGGCTGTGTGCTGTTCCAACTTTTATTCCATGTTTTTTCATCACTATACACCTCGTTTTTTTAGTTAAAACGGAATACCGTCATTTTCTAAAGTAACAGGTTCATCATTTTCTACAGTAACAGGTTCATAGAGAGCAGCTTCTATCCAAATACCTAAATGACTGTATTCTTCTTGGAATTCTTTTTCCATTCGCATCATGTCATATTCGTCTTGAATGTATTTTGGGAATGGTTCTCTCCACAAATCGTCTATTGCACATGGTGCTTCTTGAACCCAATCATGTAGAAAACAATCATCACAAGCCATCATCCATGCACCTAATCTGTAATCATCTTCAGTTACATTGCTGCGTGATTCAATAATTTCAATTTGTTTTGCATATTCTTCTTGAAATTTTTTGCGACCATATTTTTCGATGTAGGCTTCTCTCTCTGCCCTTCTATCTCTTCCCATGGTTGCTTGTGTGTGCAATCGGTTTACACGCTCTTGCTCACTTTCGTATAAATAATCTTCATTCCCGCTTTCATAATCAAAATTGTCCATTGTCTTTTTCCTTGTGTTTTGTTGTGTTAATTCCGTCTACATGATTATTATCGGGTATGCGTAACCATAAGTCAAACATTATTTTAATTAATTTAAAGTTGTTAGGAATCAATAACTTACGTTAGTTATCAAGGTATTCTAGGCCACCTGTTGCAGATAATTTTGCTCGAAATTTGCCTTTTAGTAACGACAAACTCCAAAAGAAAATTAAGCATTCAAAAACCCTTCGATAGCCGCTTCGCCGCGCCGTTTGCGCTCGTACACGCTACGTTTTGAGTAGCCTGTCTCTTTGATTGTACGTTCCACCCCTATGCAATAGAACATTCTGCATACCGCTACATCTTGCCCAACATTGCTTGTCAGAAGTTTGCTCATGGCTAATTGCACTTGGTTTAGCCCCGGCGGTGGAATTACACCCGCAGGGATTCGGCTTTTAAATTCGACATCGCCGGGACTGTGTAACAATTTCCAGATCGTAGTGGAATCTGGGTACGAACTGCTGTTGTACCATTCAGCCCAATCTTTCAATAGCTCGGAAATGTCTGACAATCTGAACCTCATCTTGGCGGTAAATCTTTACGAGGAATCAAATCAATCATATCCGATAAACTCAAGGCGTTCGATTTTTCCGTTTTCGCGTTGTTTTCGCATTTTTTCAAATTGGCCTTTGTAGTGTTTCGCAATGGCTTTTTTTTCTGTTTTTGAATATTTAATCGACAAGTCATTTACTCGCTCCTTCAGAATTTCAACTGCCCCATCTCCCAGGTGTTGATTTATCCAACTAGCAAACTCCATTGGCCTTTCCGTGAAATACCGATGACTTGTACTAGATAAACAAACTGCGTTCATTGGATACCATCGAACATTTCGGCTTCTTCTCCCGTAAATGTGGGCGCATTCCATTGTACGGCTTTTGCCTGTGGCCTGTGCTTCGTTGTCTACCAATCCTGAATGCTCACAAGTCCAGTTCGCTCGTTCGCGCACGCAGTCTGAAAACCATTTGTCGGTTGCATCTCGTTTGATACCCATTAACTTTTTCTCATATTAGCGTTTAAACTTCGCCAAACTTCTATTCCTAAGATGTACTGTTGTCGTTGAAGTTCTAATAATTTTTTTGTGTGTTCAGCTTCCACTAAATCATCTATAGCCTGCTTGTATCCGACAGAAGTTAAGGCTTGTTTTTCTCTTTCGATAGCTGTGCCTTCGTTGCCAGTTTGTTTTGCTTTTTCTATTTTTAAATTTTCTTTTTTTGCAGTTAATCGAGCGCACGCCGAAGCATAGGCTTCATCACTTTCGCCAAGTTTGCATAACCAGTTTTCTACATTTTTCTCAGTTGGTAAACCCATTCATAGCCTCGTGTTTTTTTATAATTCGATTTATTTCATCTAAGTGTATTCGTGTGAATTGCGCTATTTCCGGGGGTGCTACCCCCAAAAGCCAACATTCAATTACTTTTTCTTCTATTTCCGTTAAGGTCATTGGCTGCCTCCCTTGCTGTTCTTGGACTTTCAAACCGACCTAGAAACTGTTTCGTTTTAAAATCCCACAAGATGTAAACCCATTTCCCCTGCACCCTTGTTGCCGATATTGAGTATAAATTATTGTTATCTACCCAATGATATTTACTTTGTTTAGTCCACTTCACGAGTTGTTCAATACTTCGCGTAGTTGTTTTATATTTTTTACAAAGTCTTTACGTTCATCGTCTGTCATTTCTTTTGTGAGCATTGGCACATATTCTTTCCTGCTCTCCCAACCCTCACAGTTTTTACAGTGTGCTTTAAATTTCGGCAAACTAGGCGGCCACTCATCCCCAGAATTAATAACATTGTAGATACCTCTGGCAATTTGTTTGTCATTCAAATCGCGTAACCCAGCCTCCCAGGTAGCGGTAGGCAAATCACCCATCGATTTTGTCCAGCGAGTTCCGTAGGCTTCCGCCATCGCCAGCCACAATACGGAGAGCGTGTTGGGACTGAATCTTGGCTTTGACTCTTTCTGCTGCTGAAAGGTTTGAAAATTCAGAATGTTCGATATCTGGTGCATACTTTGCCTCCTCAGTTGGGTATATACCCCTCCATTCTCTCTCTATAGCGATTTCTATTAGTTTAATAGGGCAATGGGTCGCCTTCAACCTGTCGAGCTTTTTGAGGGTCATTTTGAGGCTTCTATCGCTTGCTGGTTTCTTTAGGTCTTTACGCCTGTATTCTATCCATTCTTCCCATAAATCAGCAGGCATCCAGTCTGGCAGTTCTAATTTTTCCATAAATCACCTTTTTTTTCTCCGAGACACATCAAACCCACTTTCCAGTGAACAGATATTAGGCTTTTGTCTCTTAGCCTACTGTTCCGTACCTCGAAAGGTCTGGTCGTTCTTCCATTGAATCCCAAAAGGGCTTCACTGTCGAGGCCGTCAGGGTTAGGACGGTAGTTCCTCTCTTTTCTGTTGGTTAGCTTTTCTTCCCAGCGGCGACTAACCACGCCCCTATTCCGTAGGGAGTACGCCGAAGGTTGTTTTCTGAGGGGGTTCATTATAGACTTGTGGAGTCCGAAATTTTCCTCAAAACTTCTTCGGATTTGTGTGGGTTTCGTTTTGTCGGCGAAGCCCACACCCCCAACACTAACAGCTTTGCTTATCATCTGCAAATTCAATTTCAAAAATCACCGCACCGCTTAAACCGCCTTCGTTTAAAGGCGTGGCACTTTCGCCNAANGGCAAAGTNTNNGCCATTTTTTCCAATGTTGTTTTTTCTCGCATNNTTAAACCTCGTTNAAAAATTTGTGGACAAGCTCAACAGCTTCTTTGCTGTCGCCACCGATGTGAAAGTTAGTTGAAAGATTTGTACCGTAAATCGTTGCACGAACTGGATCTGCATCAGCCCGTTCAAACAACAGATACCATTCAATTTGATTTTCAGGCAACACTTCAGGCTCACCAAAACACAACCCCAATTCAAACTGTGACGCATTGATTAAACCTTGATAACAAGTCCCAACAGATTCTAGATTTGAAACTTGTTTGACTAAACTGTTTATGCCGAGTTCTTTTAAATTATTCATGTTGACCCCCTACGCAATTTTTAAGATTTGAAGAAAAGTGTAAGTTTTGGTGTGTGCAGCAATTTGCTGCTTCGACAATTTTTTCTTGAGCGAAACTGTGTCGAGCTTTTTCTGACTTTTTTGAATTACCTGTACTGCAACTTGCTTCCCTTTATAAATCCCCAAGCCCATCTCTTTTAATTCTTGCGCTAACGCAGCTTCTTCCTTTTTGAGCTTCGCAATTTTCTCTCTAGTTTTAATCAATCTATCTACTGTGTTCATCTTTATCTCCTTATGGTTACTCTCAACTTCTGTGTGTAGATTAGCATAACCACACTTAACCGCAAGTGTTTTTTTTAAAAATGTTTAAACGTTCTTAAATTTGCGTCTACACCGTAGTTTTTGCATATTTTAAATGGTTATGGTAAAGTGTGATTTCACAATTTTGAGGAAAATAAAATGAAAGAAGAGAGCAGTTTTGACTTTGATGGTGAGCAAATTCCTTGCATACCAAGTTACCACAATGAAGGCGCAATAAAAGAAGAAGGCAACCTCACCGAACTTTATGTCGCTTTGACAAAAGCACGTTTGGAATTTGATGAAGTGTTGTTTGATTCAACAAACCCGCATTTTAAAAGCAAGTACGTCACCTTGGCTGCGATCCAACGAGCCACAGTCCCGGCTCTTGCAAAACATGGATTAATGATAATGCAATTGCCTGTCACAAAAAGTGATGGACGTTGTTTGCTTGTGACAAAATTAGTTCACAGCAGTGGAGCTTCACTTCAATGGGATTTTTGGATAGAGCCAAAAGACCGGACAGCCCACGCCTACGGTTCCGCAATTACATACACTAAACGCTACTGCCAGATGGCATTGTTTAATATTTTTGGAGATGAAGATGATGACGGTAATTTGGCGAGTAATTCAAAACCTAAAACTCAGATCAAAAATTCTAAACGTAAAAATGCAGAAGTGGGTTTGCAAAACGAAGCTGATGAAATGGCATCTGGAATTGACGATCGTTTGGCTATGGTCGAATCGAAAAATGATTTGGATAAAGTTATTCAAGAGTTGAGCAAGTGGCGTTTATCTTTTTCGACAACCAACAATGCTACGCAACGCATTAAGAATTGGACAGTGCTTGTTAATGAGCTAAAGGAACAGCACGCATGATTGTTGAAATCAAAACACCTAATCAGGGTTCGCAATCTGACTTATGGAAATCGGTAGAGCGCAATACTTTACCTGACCACTATATGGCACAGGTGCAACATCAACTGTTTGTGATGGAATGTTTTGCTGGCGGTTGGGGTGATGTGCCAGACATTGAAGTTGGGTCGGAACAATGGTTGGCAATAAGACGCACATTAAAAATGGCAAGTGAGACTCCATCTCTTTTGGGATTAAGCCCTTGGAAGCCCAAGACACCTTTACAACTTTATAAAGTTAAAACAGGTGAAGATACTGTTGTGGCTAACCAGGCGATGCGTGATGGCAATAAATTTGAAGCTAGGGCTAGGGAATTGTTAGAGCGTGATTTGTACAACCAATTTCCTCCGGCGTTTATGACAGGTGACGATTATTTTGCAGCAAGTCTTGATGGTTGGGACGGCGACCATGATGTAACGGCTGTGTTTTGCGTGTACTGCAAACACAATGATTGCATTGTGCATATGCCAGTTGAGTTAGACGGTGATTGGAGTGAACGCATCGTCAAAGCATGGGATAAGTTCTGGCCGTCTTACATCGCTAGCGTGCCGCCAAGTCCGATTGATGGTGATTATCAAAAAGTAAAAAATAATGACTTGGAGGAATGGTTATATTTGCATGAGCAATACCGGGAGTTTTCGGAAATTGCCAAGAACGCAGATGATGCCAAAAAAAGTCTTAAGGAAAAATTATCAAAACTTGTTGGTAACAAAAGCAGTGCAGGCATTGGATATCAGTATACGGTGTTTCACAAAAAAGGTTCTATCGATTACAAAAAAATAGTTGATGAACATTTGTCACTGACGGATCAAGAATTAGAACAATACCGAAAACCTAGCTCGACACAAAATAGAATTTCTGGAACAGGAGAAAAAAATGATCAAGAAAAAACTGGTGGTTAAAAATGGATCTTATACCAACAAAAACGGAGAGGAAAAAACTAACTGGCTGGTTATTGGCCACGAACACGATGGCGAATTTGGAACTTACTATACACTGGATGCTCATATTAATTTGGCAGCCATTCCTCGCAAAGAGGGTGACACCCGCGTGATGGTTAATGCTTATGACGTTGAACCAAAAAAATCTTTCAAGGGAGATAGCGATGTCCCGTTCTAAAAATGGTTTCTATGAAAGCAATGGGAAGCTGTATCCCAAAACACCTGAGTATCTCGAACGCAAAAGAATGAATCAGCAGGCGTATCGAGAGCGTCAGAAAAAAGCGAATCAGGCTGAGATAACTTTATGGGTTCACAAATCCAATGTTGAAAAATTGCGTGATTTTGCTAAAACTTTAGTAG